TTAACGCGATCTGAAATCCATTGCTGGCTCTCAGGCGGTAAAGCGTAAAAGGCTTCACGGTCTTTCGCAGACATAGATTGCGGGGCTGTGATGGTCTGATTCTCAGGTTCAGAACCCTCGCTTTCCGTGTCGCTTTCTGTCGATTCTGCGACATCATCCTTTGCTGTCTCTTCCGAGACGCTTTGTTCTTCTATAACCGGTGCGCTGGATTCAGCGGTATCATCCGCCTCCAAAGCGTCAAACTGGTCACCCATGAAATCATCCATTGACTGCCCTTGCTCTTCGACAACAACTTCTGCTTCTTCAGCCATAATATTTCCCTCTAAAAATCAATTTGTCGAGCGATAGCGTCAACCGATTTATCAATAGCTGCGTCCATTGACGCATCCATTCGATTTTTTCCATTCTTCTTAACGTCCTCAAACTCACCCTTTTCGTGAATGCGGCAGCCGTGCTTTTCCAAGTTGGCATTATGCTCACGCTTGCCGTCTATTGTGCTTCCAGTTATTGGGCAAGAATACGGCTTGTAATCGGTAGAAATGTTGGGAGCGGCAAGATGGGAACGCTTTGACGAATAGTCAATTTGCGCTTTCCTTACCCGTGGCTTTGCAGACCATTTAATCTGGTCATAATTTTCCTTGTAAACAGTCATTGCATCACCGGCTCAATAAAATCATCGTCATCGTCCATGACCATCACTGTGGCCTCTTCCAAAGGAACACTTCCAACCTGGCGTGTCGCCGAGACAACCTCATTAATCCGGGCCATGATCTCGGACGCACGGGATAAAGCGTCTTCAGGGCTGGTCATATTACCGTCAGGCCCGTTAAATTCAGACATAATTGCCTTTGCAAGATCAACCTGACGCTGCTTGTCAGCTTCAGTTGCCTCAAACTCCATTTTTTCACGCGCCATCTGCATATCGGCTTGAATCTTCATGCCAGGGTCAGCTTCAGGCCGCTGTGCCTCAAATTCCTTCAGAGCCATATCACGCTCTTTCAAAGCAAGCTCTTTCTCAGCGATCATAAGATCGGCCTGCTTTGCATCGGTATCCATCTGGAGCTTCTTCTCTTCAATCGCCAAGTCGGCCTGCTTCCCCGCAGAATCCATCTGCATCTTCGCCTGCTCGGCTTGCATCTTCATCTGCTCTGCTTGAGCCGCCGCTTGCTGGGCCTGCTGCTGGGCCTGCTGCTGGGCCTGCTGCTGGGCCTGCTGTTGAGCTTGCGCCTCCTGCCCACCCCCGGCAGAACCAGAATCATCCTCGCCAATCATATCAAGAGCGTCTTCAACCTCACGGCCCATTTTAAACCGGCGAATAGCAGACATCATCATCGTTTTGGCGGCTTCAAGCGGCAGATAACCAGCCGCAACAGCCGGGCCAGCGTTACTGATAAACGATGAAACGCCCGTCAATAGCTCTGTGACGGCCTTCTGATCCGCAGCCTGGTCACCAGCAATCGTAGAATCAGTCTCAATATCAACTCGATAAGAACGCTGTTTGTCGTCCCTCAGAATTTGTATGCAATCGTCCCATGTCGGCTTATCAAGTATTTCTTGCAATTGAGGCGGTATCGGCTGCTGCTGTTGTCCCATCATCTGGGCCTGTTGCTGCGCCTGCATCTTCTGCTCCGGCGTCGGGAGCTTAATATCTGTCATCATTGCAAGACTGTCGGGGCTAAACTGCTCCGAAATTATCTCGGCAGCGATCCTAATCATATCGCGGGCATAACGCTGAACCTCACGGCCCATGTCGTCAAGGCGCATCGTCCCAAACTGCGCTTTCAACTGCTGCGCGCCCAAAGTCTCAGACGCCGACGTCGAACCGCGCATAATATCGGCAATGCCGGTAATCTCGTAAATAGTCGTTTTTATCTGCTCGCGCTGATTATAAAGCTCGTTCAGAACTCCGGCTATCTTCTCAATAGGCCACATCCAGATCGCGTTATCTAAACCACCCGATTGCATCAGCGGCAGAACGTCCTGCGCCGGGATCATCATATTTTCACCGGCATCCATCAAGTTAGACATCTCGGTGATCGTGCTATCGTAAATGCCGCGCACCTTGCAGGCAGAAATAATGCCAGAAATTCTGCGCGTGATGTTGTCTAATTCGTTAGCCTGGTCACTATAAAACCGGAACGGCTCAACCGGAACAAGGCTGTCCGTGTTCTCGGTCGCATACAATGGCCGGGGCGTCGGAAAGAAACCGCCAAGCTCCAGCGGATCAGGCTCAGTCTTCAAAGGACGCTCTTTTAGCGTCTTAGATATAAAAATGACCTCTTTCTGGCGGTTGCACCATATCTCCCAGACAACTGCACGTTTGAACGTGTCCGCAACAGCATCGCCGTCCTTGTCCTCCATGCCGATAGGCGTGTTGTCCAGCGTCACCTCGTCGCCAATGTCCTCGCCAAACTTGTCGCGCAAATCATCACGGGTCATCAAATGGCGGAAAGCCACCCACTCAACTTCTTCCCATGTTCGACCGGGACCAACTCGGAAATCAGCCCAGTTTACATGTTCAAATTTAACTTCTTCACCCTTTAGATCGTCGTAAGAATCGCCGTTTCCGTCAGACTCCTCGCCGAAATACGGCTCGTATCTAACGCGGGTAACACCTCGGCCACATAACTGCTGGTCTTTGATCGCTAAACGCATATATCGATCAAAATTGCAGTCGTCCATCGTGAACGACAACGCACGTTCCAAAACCTCGGATATTTCCTTGCCAACCGGGTCAGCGTCCCGATAGCGCCGCCGCACGTCCGGCTTTGGCGTCTGATTAAACAGCGCAGGACAAATCGTCTGGATGTTTGAATATAAAATATTATAGCGATCAGCCGAACTGCCAGTCCTGCTAGAATCCGCCTTGTCGTCACGGTAGCGGTCGTTTACTTTCTTTGCCCTTTCACGCCAAGTCGCCTCGGTCTTATCGGCAAGATCAAGCTCGGCAATCCAGCGAGCAACAACACCAGGTGGTCCCTTTCCAGCGTCTTCAGGTGTGACTAAAGTCCCGCCTTGTGCGTCAAGATTATCCTGCATATCCGCCCTTTTTAGCGCCAAGCGCCGCCATCATGCCGCTGCGGTTTGCCGTTGGCTTAGTAGCTGGCTTCGTCTTGGGTTTTTTAGTTGTTTTGCTATACATTTGACTGTCCTTGTTTTTCGACAACAGCTTATGTTCAATTATTGCCTCAGATTGACAAATTAATCAACTAATCATACTTGGCGCGTCTTTTTTTAACCGATTTCATCAAGTCGTTGATAGTCATCGTTGACTTGCCGCCAATCTCGATCAGCGGGTTTTGTTTTATTTCCGTCGTCTTTCTGGCGTATGGACGGCTCATTAAACCGTAACGCGCCTCGTCGGCTGCGTGGTCCTCCGCGCTGGTGTCAAGGTCTTCTGGCCGAGAACTGTCATGCTGCAATGCAGGAACGGTTCGAATAAAATCTGTGCAAGTGGAAAAAACAACCATCATCGGCAAATGGCCGTAAGGGTCTCCGAAATCTTCGCCAACCATTCTCGCCCTCATTTGATCCCAGCCGCCCATAGCACCGCGAGTCCCCACGCGTTTATTGTCAGCGCGTCGGAAATTGATTTTCATACGTTCCACGATAGACGGGCCACCATCCTGGCTGAAGGCTGCGGGGTCGATCACGCTGTATTGGATAATATCAGACCCGTCTCTGAGCCTTATGCCATCAGCAACTTCTTCGGCAGTCATCTTCAGGCCAACATCTGCCCGCACTTCGCCATTGGGGTCTTTTGCAACGCCGTACCATTCGCGGTAGCGCACAACAGCGCCACGCGGAATTATGTGGCCGTCCGGCGTGTGGAACAGATCGGGGCAGACAGCCCACCAACCAACGCTGAACGGTTTGGCCGACCCCCAATCACACGACCGGAACCGCGTCCACTCTTTAGGAATCTGGAACGGCTGCACAACGTGCTTTTCGGGAATCCAACAATCAAAGAACGCGCCGTCCACGACATCCCAATCGCCATGCAACCACGCCCTGACCAACTCGGCGCTGCCGGATTGGTATAGCCGCGCCACATAGCCGGGATCACGCATCAGTGTCGGATTGTCTGACAATTTAGACGGGATGAAAACGCGTGACATTTTCACGCTCTGCTGCGTGAACGGGTTTTTGTAAGTCTCCCACAACATCTGTCCGCCGGACGGATTGGGGTCGATATATCTACTCTTGACCCACTGATGGCCGGGACCGCCAGGGTTGCCGGTGGCGTGGAACTGGCACGGAACACCGACGCTGGATCGCAACGTAGCCCTGATTTTGTTAATTGGATCAGGACTGGCCCAGTTTGTCAGTTCCTCAAAGAATAGATCGGTGTAGCTGTGACCTTGGTAATTCTGGGCGTCTTTGTCGCGTTCAAGGTATTCAAACTTGAGACGCGCCCCGGTTGGAAAGGTCCACTGCCGGTCCGTATATTTTGCGTTAAGCGGAGCATAGATGTCCTTTGACCGCTCTATAGCCTCCTTCAAATCCTCGCGTGTTTTTCTGAAGAAAATGCCAACGGCATCCTTGCCAAACTTAGCTTGCTTGAGCGCAAACTTGCCCAGCATCCCGTCAGTCTTTCCGCCACCTCGCGCACCGCCGAAAAATATCTCGTCGGCTGGGCATTTCAAAAGCTGCGCCTGCGGCGTGCTAAATGGTGCCCATGCAATTAGTGCGTTATCGGATCGCTGTGCTGCTCCGCCCATTGCCGCTCCCATTCGTCTGGCGTCATTATTTCATCGGTCACGACGGCCACGCGCTGTGTGACGTCGGCGATAACCTGTAGCGGCAAGACTTTGCCCATTAGCCCCATGAACGCGACTGGGTTCTCTTTTGCCTGCACGACCAAGTAGCCAACCATTCCAGCACCATCGCCCGCTTCATCTGCTGCCAAAAGAATACTGTCGCGCAGCAATGCAGTGCGTTTGTTCGGAGTTCCCTTCGGTCGCCCCTTGTGGTTCGAGCTTTTCACGAGGTTATTATTTTTCGCTTGTTTAGCGGCCATTTGTTTCTCCTTTCAGTGTCGCCAGGTCACGCGCTGCGGTGCAGCGGGAGGCTGCCCCAAATTAGCAGCGATCACTGACGACGGAATGAATATATCACATTTGCAATTTTTTTCTAGAACGGTATTTCATCGTCGAACTTTGTTTGTTTTGGCCTGACGTCTGAGACCACCGCTTCGGGGAACGCTTTTTTCGCTGTGTCCAGAAGCCGGTGGCTTTCCGCCTGCAAGATTCTGCCGATTTCATCCAGCGAGTAGACGGCAACGCCTTCCAGCCGTTTGTCTGTGCGGATGGCTTTAATCGCTTCGGCGTTAGATTGCGTTATAGCGACCTTAAAACCTTCCGAGCTAGCCCAAGACCAGATATCGGGAGACAGTGCCTTAGAGCCTCTCTCTGCGGCCTCTATGTCCATTTTATCCCAACCCCTGATCATCACCGCTGCTCGACGTGCGACCTCCTGCGGATCGTTGCTTTCGATTGCGGCGTCGAGTTTTGCCTTGGCGCTGCCGAACAGCGCGGCTGTTTCGGGGGACACCAGAGACGGCAGTCTGTCGCATCCCCATTTTGATTCCATGTCGGTTGCGATTTTGTCGAGTGGCATCAGGGCGTGATGGATTGCATCTGCAATGACGTTGCCATGATGGTCGCTGTTGAAAAACGGATCGGGTTTTTGTCGTTGAATCTTAGCTGCCATTTTCAGTCCTTCGGTTGTCGCGACATGAGATAGAAAATATCCTCCCGCCGCATTGCGGGGGGTATATTTATATACCCCAGATTGGTGTAATTGCTAAAGCATTGAAACTGTTAGGTTTTTCAGGTTGCGTGTAATGAACTACAGTCAAGTCTAAAAACCCTTTACTTTCAATCACTTATGAACCGGCGTCTTTTGAAAACCTTGCATTATCAATGGGTTAGCAGTCCAGAACCCTAAATTCCGTAAGTCGTTGTTATTATTAAGCTTTTTGGATCGCGTGTAAAACATGGCAAAACCTTGCATTATCAATGACTTAGGGACCAGCAAACTACGCACAACATCGGAAAACCTTGCAGTATCAACCACTTAGATCGCTTTCTCTGTTTTGAAGCCGAATCGCTCCACATGGACGACATTTCCATCGGCGACCAGTGCGTGAAATGCCTTTACGACGGCACCCGTTTTATGCTGTATCAGGAGGCTTGGGAGGGCTGTTTTGTATCCTCTCGGACCCTGCTTTCTGATGCCGTTTTTCTCTCCCCATGCGATGTCGACTTCGGCCATGATGGCATGTTTTAAGGCTGTGGAATTGATCCTGTCGAGTGCGTCTGGCGATGACGGTATGGCGAGAACGCCGTCCTCCCATATTAATTTGATGTCACTGTCTCCGCTGATATCTGAATAGTTTGATTTCTTGCGGGAGAGGATGCGGATGTCGTCGCTGTCGTCCTCTCTGGAGAGATACGCCCTCGCCCTGACGCTGTTCTCCCATGCTGTTGAGCCACTGAGGCCGGAGCCGCTAGACAGCCCTGAGAGGCTCGGATGGGCCAGCAGGATGATGGTTGCGTCGTAGTTTACGACGATGCTACCCAAATATGTTTTGATGAATGTGTTGACCGTCCGCCGCTCGTTTTCGTTGCCTCCGAACATGTCTGCGGCGGTGTCTAATATGACCAGAATGCTGTCGTTGTCGCCCTTGACCTCAACCACCTTTGTACACAACAGACGGTAGAATTCGCCCGGTACATCACTGCCACCTCCGGGCCATGTGACCAGCACGTTGTCCGATCCGACCCTTGGCCACAGGACGAGGTTCTCCGGCCCGTTTCCGAATTCGTCAACGCCCCTCGACTCGTTGATTTTTAGCTGTCGGCGCTTAACCTCATCTGCATCATCCTCGCACATGACGCTCAGGACGGGCATCTGTAGTGTATCGACACCGAGAAACGGCTCACCCTCCGCGACCGCGTTCGCAAGCTGCTGCATCAGGAGGGTCTTGCCGACGCCACCCCCACCGAACAGCATCGCGACTGTGCGAGCGGGAAACCAGCCGTCCAGCACCCACTCTCGCGGCGCTATCGGGCCTCTGACGCTGGCGGCTGTGAATGACAGGTCATCGTCAAATTCCTCAACCTCAATGTCGCGGATTGCCAAGTCTAATTCGGACAGGTCGTCGGGACCGAATTTGTCATCCCAGTTTGATATATCAAACCCGGCCTCTGCGGCCAGATGGAACAACGACCCAGCGCCTATTTTTGTGACGTTCTCGATTGATTTCCAAACCCGATCCGTTTCGGCCTCATCGTATTTGTCGGACTTGGCGCTGAATTCGTGGAACAGGTCTATCCCGCTTGGACCGACTGCGGCCTTGAATGCGTGCGCCAGCCGCACCCAATCGTCGTAGTGCATATCTGGATTTTCGAGGTAGGCGACCGCCGCTTCCAGCTTTTCCAAGCTGGTCGTCGGGTCATTTTCCTGAAATTCATAGTTTGGTTTTCCG